TATAACTCTCTCATACTGAACGGGTGTAAGTCTTACTCTCTTTTGTTTTACAAGGGTAAATGTTAGCTATCTCCCAAAAATCATCATCACAAGATATGTTTCTCTCTGAGCATCTTTGTTTAAAGCTGTGATACTCCCTGCAAATCCTTAGTATCTCATCTATATTACCTTGATTAACAATAGGACTTGCTATGTCTATTATTATTTTCTTAGAATCTATCATTTGTTTCTCCGTGTTCACTTATTATCTTTATTGAGTTTATCTCTATGTCTATGTCATCAACTTTTTTACCGCATCTCTTAGCTAACTTTGAAAGAACATCCTTATCTGTTTTTAATTCCGCTAAGTCTTCTGTTGTAATAAAAATCTCATCAAGCCTTGACAACCACTTCCTGTTTATTGTTTTGTTGTTAGCAATCTTGTAGTAAACCTGTGCTAAATATATTGGTCGCTTCATTTTAATCTCTTTGCTTTACTTATTGTTTCTGCTATAAACTTGTCTTGCTCTCTATGTAATTGAAAGTCAGTTATATAGTTTTGCTGTCTGCGAAGCATTGCCTTTGCTTTATACTCCTTTAACCATATATTCCAATTACGAACATTAACAAACCCTCCGTTCTCTGAGTGTCTTATCCCTTGCTCACAAGCAAAAACTACTTCTTCCATTTCCATAGAACCATAACCCTTTGCTAAGTCATCAACCAAGAATTTACTCATCATAATTATCTGTTCTGCATCAGGCTTTTGACCAAGCATAAGATAACACTTACTAAGCAGGTCTACGCACTCTAGGTTCAACCCTTTCTTGTCGTTGGCATATCTATACCAAACTTGTTTTGTTTTATCTTTCATCGTTTTTTTCTAGTTTCTACTTGTCGCTTGTCTGATTTGCTATTTAAAACAAAACCTGTTACTAAAAAGTAATCATCCCAAGTTACCTTTTTTCTTCCGTTGTCTACATTGTTTAATGCGTTTTGCCACATTTGTTTTACTACTTTGTTGGTAGCCTCTGAAATTCTTTTTTCTAAATATTCTTTATTCTGCATTGCTGATTTGTGTTCTAGCTTGTTGCCAAGCTGTTAATACTTGTTTTGGTTGTGATGCTTTTTGATTGTCGTTAGAGTTCTTCTCCCAAGTCCTAACAGATGCTTTCCAATCCTTCATAGGATTCTTACCTACCTTCCATCCGTTTGAAGAATAGTAGTCGTAAAACTTCTCAGCATCCACCAAGTTGTTTCTCTCACTACAATAATCTAAAACGTCTTCAACAGTTGGCTTTGTAAACCTCTTAGCCTTAGCTTTATCTTTAACTATAACTATATCTGTATCTTTATCTTTAAGGGTACTTTCTACCCTTTGTGAACCCTTCAAGTACCCTTCAAGGTTATACTTGTTTAATAGGTTAATTACAGATTTATGTACGTTTGAATTTTGATTTAACTCTCCATATTGGTATTCTATAAAGTCAGGTATAAACCATTTATCTCCATTGTCAAATGAAATAACTTTATCTCCAAATAGTGATGGTAAGTCGTCTTGAGATAGGTCAAAGCCTACTCTTATAGATGCTACGTCTATATCTACTTCCCAAATTCCTGCGTGATTGCAGTCATCTAATATGTAGAACCATAGCAATTTGTGTTGCGGTTGTAATTCACGAACAAAGCGTTTCTTCCACTTATCCGTATCTGTCATTCTTTTAGCCATTTTGATATTGTTTTAAAATTGTTTTGACAAATGTATGTATTTTTTTTTAATTAAAACAAAAGTTTTTTAAGTTTATTTTGTTTTATATATACTAACATCTCCTCATCGAATGTAGAACCTGCTCTTGGCTTTCGACCACCAAGCCTAAATTCTCCATTTAGTTTGTTTAATCTTGTAAATAGTATGCCATCGTCAAACGACCAACACATAACAACAGGAACATTGTTTTGCTTCTGAAATTGCTGACCATCTACTATCTTTCTCATAGATACTAATACAGTTTCCTTATCTCCTATCTTTTGGTTCTTGCATCCTTTTACTTCAAATCCACATATTACCTCTGCATTTACTCCAAATATTTGATAATCTATCTTAGCCCATCCCTCTGCTGATGCGTAAGAATAATCGTATTCGTTGCAAAAAAGCCTAGTGGCTCTGTCTTGCCTTGCGAAATCTTTTGCAGTTTCAAACTTCATTTCTTCAGGTATTGGTATATTCTAGTTTTGCTCATACCAAATATTCTTGCTATGTCTTTTACTTCCCATCCGTAAAAAAACATAAACCTAGCTACGCTTCTCTTTACCTTAGTTTTAAAACCTTTTAGATTTGTGTAATTGTTGATTCTGCTATTGTAATTCATCTACTTTGTTGTTTTATGGTTATCGTCTATGTTTATTATTTCGTATGTGTAAGTACATAAATCTTTGATTATCCTTATGTTGGCTCTTATCTGTTTCCTAACGACTTCAATCTCGGTTTTAGTGCTATCCATTCCGAGAGAAGAATTGAGGGCAGCGTTCTTGTGTAACAAGCTATCTACCCTCTTTACGTTCTTCCTTTTAGTGTTCGACTTCACAATCAAATACTTCTATTAATCTCCTTACCTTAAAAGGGTAAGTCTGATTCTTCTTTTACAGGCTCGGTAGATGTTGTAGCACTTCCAACATTGATACCCCAAGCTAAAATGTTATTGTAGTAGTTCCCCTCGTACAGGCGACCTCTAATGTCAATCTTACACACAACCTCTGTTCCTATCGCAATAGCACCTAGCTTGTCAATGTTGTCTTTTACGACTTCCATCTTTACTGACTGAGGATAATCTCCTCCTGTGTTTACTACAAACTCTCTTTTCTTAAATCCGCTTTTGAACTCTTTTGTTTCAAAAATCGCTTCTAATGTTCCTTTAATTTCCATTTTCTAATTCAGTTAAATAATTAATTTCGTTTTTAATTCGTTCAATCCTATCGTTGATTATCAACGCTTCGCTTTCTAATATATCAAGTTCATCTTTTAATGTAACAAAACTATTCTGTTGAAATACTAAATCTCTTACTCTAATGTATTGTATCATTGATTCCTTGTCGTACTCTAAGTAGCCTTTCATTTGTCTGCAATGATGTATCACAGTTGCGTGATTCATTTTGAAGACAGCCGCTATCTTTAAATAAGGTAAAAAGTAATGCTTACGAAGAAAGTAAAAAAACATTCTCTTGCCACTAACAATGTTAGCTTTTCTTTTTGTACCCTCTAGTTGCTCAAGGCTTATGTTATAAACAGAGCAAACCGCATCTCTTAGTGCTTGATATTTTTGATATGTTAGTTCTTTATCTGTCATTTTGTATAGTTTCTATCAAAGAACTTATATCGTGTGATTCGTTTATCTTTGGCTGTTGTGCTAAACACTCTATGTGCTTCAACCTCAACATACTTGGATTAGCTAAATACTTTGTTATGGTAACACCCTTAACTCCTGTTATTTCACTAAACTCTTTTTTACTTACACCTAGTTCTCTCATAAGTGCTTCAAATTTACTACTTGCTTTTTTCATAATTTATTTTTTTATACTATTACTAATTCTATGTTAAATTCTTGTTTATATAATTCTTTTATTTCTTTGTCAGGAACGCTTTTGTACTTATCTATAAACGATGAGTTTATTCCCGTAGATGCCTTTGTATAAGTTCCGTTCTCATCTAAGCCACCTTCTCTAATCTTTCTGATTTGTTCTCTAGTGATACAAACTATTGCACCCGTTCTAGTCATTGCGTGTTTCTTAATTGCCATTTTTAAACATTTTATTAAATTGTTCTCTTGGGTCTTTTGATACATAGTCTTCCTTTAGCTTGATAATCAGTTCATACGCTTCTTTGTAAGTAAGATATATTAGACCCCTCTCTATATCTTTTATCTCATTAGGTTCGTATGGAACGCTAGACAGTAAACCCTCAACAATAGCTATCTGACTATTGCTGATAGGTTCTTCTGCTAGTATATCGTCTATCCAATCTAAGTCCATTAGTCAGCCATTTCGTCTTGACCATAAACTCCTTGCTCGTAAAATCCTGTAAGCATAAGTACAGCTCTTGATTTTGAACGCTTTTCAGCCATAGCAACAGGAAACTTACCTGCAAGACCCATAGTGTTCTCTTTAGAAGATTCTCCAAAAGATTCTACCTGAGTTTGACCTATCTCCTTACCCTTAGTCATTGTAGCAAAGCAACGTAATACAACCCACTCTTTTTCCATAACTATTGGCTCATAGGTAACTTTTATATTCCTGTTACTTATAATCTTGTCGATACCCGTTCTTGTGATAATAACAAACCCTCGCTTGTCTTTATACACATCTTCTTGTACTAGACCATTCTCTGTGAACAATCTTCTTAGGCTTTCCTTTTTTGTTTCTGTTTTCATCTCTGACATAATAATTGTTTTTATTGGTTAATCTTTAATGCTTGTAAAAATAATCTAACTTCTTTGAAATCTTGAACCGCACTATCAAATGCACAAGAACGACCATCGTGCCAATTATGTAAGTTGTCGTTGTTACCTTTATACTTAATGCAATCTGTGTTGTTGTCATCTCTAAACTTCTCGTTTAAAGAAATCATACGGTCTAAGTGATGTAATACATCTCCTAATTTTACCATTTCTACTTTTAATTCTGTGTTCATAATAATTGTTTTTGATTAATAACTTCGACAAAGATAGCAAAGTTTTTTAACTAAACAACATATAATGTAAAAAAAAGTAAAGAAAGTTTGGTTTACTAGGGTAAATTATTTTTTACCTAAGTGCATTGGATATGTGATTGGTAGAGTTCCGTTGTTTAAGACAACACCACAAGCGATTATAGAACGCTTAGTAAAATTCTTAGCGTATGCCATAGCATATTGGTTTGAATCTGTTACACCGCATCCTACCTGCATAGCAAAGTGTCTAGCAGTTTTAGTGCAATGCCAAGAAACAGAACATTCTGTGTGAATATGACCTTGTACTACTGATTTACCCCAATTAACCATTCTGTTATGACCTCCTCTAGCACCGCTACTTCCTGTTCCGTGTGTATAGATTACACCGTCTTGTTCAAAGCTATCTGCAAACTCCCAAGTAGGGACTTCTAGTGCTTGGTTAAGGTCTTTAAGCCATCTTTGAGATATTCCCATAGATACAGCCTTCCTAGATATGATAGCATCGTGATTACCAATACATACTCTAGCGTTTGGGAACGCTTCGTGCCAAGGTTTTAATTGATTTATTGCTCTGTCTAATTCTTCTCCTGCACCAAATCCGTCAGGATGTGTTTCGTGAAACGAGCTAAAATGCGAATCTACGCAGTCGCCAATAAATATTACATCATTGCAATTATTTTTATTGTAAACGTCAATACAATGCTCTAGGTAAGATTCGCCATCGTTACATTGACCTTTTATCCAAGGTGCGTGTAAATCTCCAACGATAAGTATGTTGCGAGTTTCTTGTTTTCGCATCTTTTGTATTGTTTCGTACTCTGATTCTGTAAGTCTTGGTCTAAATTGTTTCATAATTCCGCAATATAATAAAAAAAAACTACAAAAAAAAATGGAGTGTCGTTAAACACCCCACTAAAACAATTATCAAAAACACAATCCAACCTTGAGATGGTTGGCGATTAAACAAAATCGAAAGCTAATATACTCAAAAAATGTTTAGTTGCAAATTATTTCTTGACTTTCTCGTATGACCTTCCACCAAAGTATGCACCAAAGCAAGTAATGGCTAGTATTTGCCATAGGTCAATCCAAGAATCTTTAATATCCATATCTACAAATCCAAAGTCTACTAATGTAAATGTAGTTAACACAATCATCAGGAAAGCTAGTGTAAGAGGTCTTATAGACTTTGTAAGCCAATTACCCTGCATATCAGCTTCCCAACGCTTAGTTACCTCAACCTGCATCTTAGCTTCGTAAGACTTTATCATATCCTCAAACTTATGTTTAAGTTCTTCTTTTTCTTCTTTTGATGTGTGCAATTCATCGACTATACCGCCAACAGATTCTACTAACTCTTTTGCACCACTACTAAAAATTGTTCCTAAAATACTCATATCTTTATCTTTATCTTTATCTTTAACTATAACCTTAGCTTTATCTTTAGCTTTATTATGTAGGGTATAAACTACCCTTTGTGAACCCTTTGGCAAGGGTTAGCCATCTATGAAATCGTTTATGTGCTTATACTCTATAAAAACTTTTTCTTCTTTTTGCAAAGCACTTAAAATTGGCGGGTAAATTCTTTTGTATGCTTGTGAAGACTTGCCTATGAAACCATTGGAAATTAATCCGTTGTTTTCTTGGTTGTCGCCAACAAGTAAGCACCCCGCAGTATGCTCATCAGTATTTCCGCAATGGATAAGAATATGCTCAAAATTAGGAACATTAACGATATGAAGCATACCATCGTGTATATCAGAAAACCTTTCGCTATATTTTTTATGAAATCCACCTTCTTTTCTTAATTTAATTTCGTAACATCCGTAAGGTATCATTGTTTCGCCTTTTACCTTTACAGCCCTGTATTCATCTTCTAAAGTATAACACATAAAATCGTAGCCTGTTGAGGTTTTTTGTATCAACATACCGTTAGTGCTATCGTTAGAAAGATTGTATCTTAAAACAACTAATTCCATTAGCTACCGCAGTTCTCACAATCTTCTTGATTCTCGATATTGCAAGTAGGTTGTTCTTCTTCTTCTAATACCTCTAGCCAAGCATCAAAACCATTATGGACAACAGTTTCAGCAGTTTCAGTAGCTTTTTGGCAGTTACATTCTTTTAAATTTTCATCGCAATTACAATCCATTTTTTTTATAAAATTTTATTTTTTTAAATTTTTGCAAGAATTTAACTTTGCCAATTCTATTTTTAATTCATTAATAGTGTCTTCACACTCATTAATAACTTTAATCTTTTTTTCTAGTCTTTGTTCAAGAACCAATATATCTTCTCCTAGTTGACCTATTTGAGAATAAGCTATACCCATAGTAAATATAATACCGATAACCCATATAATATTACCTATACTTAATGTAAAGTCTTTTTGTATCATTTATTTTCCGAAAAACAAACTTGCTAGTGCTGTTAAAACAATTACATACAAAGACCACATAGCCCTGCTAATCATTTTTCTAGCGTGAGTATTTTGATTTACACGAGAAACTACACCAACATCAGGGTCAAGTAGCTTCTTAGTTAGGTTATCTAACTTGGCATCCACCCCCCCTAGTTTATCTTCCATTGAATCCATTTTCTGCTTCATTAATGCTATTTCTTGTGCTGTTGATGCCATTACAATCCGTGTCTTTTCATTATGTCTTGCTGTACTGAAGTTAATTCAGCAGCGTTAAGCTCTCTATCGAATACAACAACTTCGTTTATAAAACCTTCTGTTTCTAAAGCTTCGTTAACAAATCCTAAACTATTTATAAGTAAGGTAGATGTGCTATCGCTGTCGTTTGCTGTTCCTGTTATTTTTGTTAGGTTGCTGTAAATTTCAACATTGTTTGTTGCAGCAGCAGAACCCCTAGTAATTCCAAATAAAAACTTTGCAGTTGGTATGTTCTCGCTTAATCCTTGAGCATCAAGAGTTACAGCACCTCCACTTCCACCACTTGATTTTAAAACAATTCTATTGTCAGTTCCTCCTTGATTAACTCTAATGTTGTTGGCTGTATCTCCACTTTTTCCTATAACAGCTTCACTAGTAGGATTTGCATTTTCTAAATCCAAAACCATAAATATAGTAAAGGTAGTAAGGGTAATCAAAGAAGTTAAATCTAATCTATCAGAGTTAGTTCCGCTTGCAGCACCATCAAACTCAAGCGTATTTCCACTTACCGTAGGCTGCCTAGCATCTGTGCTTTGTGTTGCGTGATTATTATTACCACTTGTATCAAGCCATTTAACATCAGTATCTCCATCACTATCAATATCAGGAATAGTAATATTCTGTTGCTCTAAAAATAATTGTAAACCAAGCATATCTTTTATACTTGTATTCTTATTTCCTATTGATAATCCTAGTCCTAACATATTAGTCTGTATATACTATTTCTAATGTTCCGTTAAACCTTGCAGTAGTTGCACTACTTGCATCTCCTGACGATATGGTTACTATAATAACATCTCCTGCCGCAAAAGAAGCAGAAGAACCCATAGAACCCGCTTCAAATAAATCTACGTTTGTATTACCTCCACCTGTTTCGGTAGCAGTAGCACCTAATTGAGTTAAGTCAATAGCAGCAGCACTAGCATCAGCAGGAGTGCCTTTATATACTTTAAGGTTTATAGTCTTTCCCGAAGTACAAGCTATTACACCTTCAAAAGCATTAACAAATCCTGCTCTAGTGCAGTAAAGCTGTGCTTGTGCAACAGCATCTTGTGCATCGACAGTAGAATCAGTAACAACAGTATCCCAAGTATGAGTTGAGCCACCTGCGTAAGTAGGTGAGTGTTCTGCTGTTGAAGTTTTTTGAAAAAATCCTGCAACCCTAATGTGCTGCATACGTCTAAGGTTGTCGTCAACCCAAGCTAAAGCATTGCTTCCGTTCTTTACTAAAACCGTATTAGCAGATGCCGAACTAAAGTCTTTTGGAACGTGAAGTTGAGCATTGTCTAAAGCACTATGTTCGTTACTTGCCATATTATATACTTGCTATTAAAATTTCTACATCTACATCTTCAGAAAGAGAATCAACTAAAATGCTCTCCAAGTCAACTAATGATGTTACAATAGTTGCGTTTGCATCACTTAAACCTATACCATCGTGAATAGTATGCAGTATAAAACTTTGACCCGCACTTACTAAATGAGTTGTAGACATATTAGCTGTTCCGTTTTCAGAACCTGAAACTTGTAAGGATAGGTTGATAGGATTTGTGTCGTCTAAATTAGTTACTCTTATGTATTTAACATTTTGAGTGTCAAGAGCATTGTCCCCATCATATATATCTGTTTTAAAGGTAGCTATCGTACAGTCGTTATCATCTTGTACACGAACTATTCTTTTGTAAACCTCTTTAATAGATGGTATTGACAATTCTTTAGTACCTCCATAATTTGCACCACCTAAAGAGATAGATTCAGTTATAGTTACCGTCATTGTAGCTGCTGTTACTGTACTTGCCATATCTTACTTATTTGAATATCCTATGCAGATTCCACTTGTTAGTGTAATTGCTGTTACTACTCCTATGAATAATGTTGTTCCCGCAGGAAGTGTAGTTTGTAAAGCAGCTTCTCCCGTAGAATCAGAAGTAGCAATACTAGCTACAACACTTGCAACAGGAAAGTGCAAACAGTAAAAACTTTTTGAGGTTTGTGCAGCAGTTGTAAAAATCTCTACATCTTGACCTATTGTATGACCAATCATTCTCGAAAGAACAGTATTGTCTTGTATTTGTTGTGCCATTTTATATATTTTTATTTATTTCTATCGTATGCCCAATTCTTTAAAGCAATGTAATTCTTTGAGTAAGGGCAGTCTTTACTCACGTTTTTGCCTTGTTTTTGTTTTCTTGCTCTTGCTATATATGCAATAGCTTTCCTAGCTTCTGTTGCGTTAGCAGAAGTCCAATCAGCTTTCTTTTTAGAAAGTAATGTTAGATTCCTGTTTATTGCTGTCCTTCCTATACTAGCCTTTTTACTACACTCAGTTTCAGACCATCTCTTTAACTCAGAGTAACTCATATTTACAGAAGCCTTGTACTCCTTAAATGTTTCGTCTATTTCTTCTTGAGTGAAGTTGTAAGGCTCAGGGTGTTCCCTTCCGCACATCCAATTACCATCAGGCATCTCGTGTTCATATCCGTCAGGACAGTCATCATTCTTCCTTACAGCGTTTTTAAATAGTCTGTTTATGTAGTATTTTACCAAATCCATTAATAGAATATTATTCCGTTTAACTTACTAGCTATGTCTTGGTCAGGCATAGAGCTATCTCCATCTGTTCCATATAAAGGAAACTGATTTACTTGGTCTTCGTGAGTAATGTATGCAATCATATCATCAAGAAAAACCTTTGCCTTTCTATAAGTATCGCTTTTCATCTGATTAAATTGCTCAACATTTGCAGGATTACTAAACTCAGATACATTAACAACTAAACCTGCTGAGGTAGTGTTGTATTGTATTTCATTCATAACTTCAAAACGAGTAAACCAATATAAAGCAGGTTTTAAAAAGTCAGTTACAAGTGTCTGATTAACAGCAGATAACGTTCCTCCCGTATGATTTTGAGTTTTTAATTGCTCGTAAAAATCTAATCCAAGCTCAGGCTTAATATGTGCAAGTTCAGCAATATCTAAAATACTATCAGATATTAATGCTGTATCAGTAGCTTGATTTGTAAAAGCGTTTGCTATTACTTCTGAAGCTGTTACAAAATTGTTGTACTGTCTTACGTTTGCCATATTAGTTGTTTGTGTTACTTCGTTCTACTCTTATTGTCTGTCTGTCTGAAATCAATAACTCTCCGTCTTCAATATCAGATAAATCTTTGTTAAGCATTGCTCTTTGCTCGTTAATAGTAAGAACTTGCTTAGGGTCAATATCAGCTAAGAATGAGATAGGCGGTTCGTAAACAACAACTAAATCATCTGTATCAATACCAACCTCTGCGTTTATGATTCTTTTGATAGGCTCTAGTAGAATATTTGTTGTATCTCTAATAACCGTACTCATTGCTAAATCATAAGCAATTCTAATCTCGCTACCTGTATTATTCATCTTACCCGATGAAACAATACCACTCAAAGCAGGTTGCCATCTATGAGCAGTAATTATATTTTGGTCTGTTAATTTCTGTAAATCTAAGAAATCTCCATCCTCTTTTTTATTTATAATCTGAACATCTGTGCTGTTAGCATCATCTCCGTTCTTTACTAAGAAAAGTATCTTAGAGTTGTTACCACTACCTGTAAGAGTATCTTTGGCAGTTTCAACAAACTTCTCTGCCTCTGCTTCGCCAAAATCCCCATTAACGGTAACAATAGCGGAAGGACTAAATCCATTCTTAAATGCTGTGTGATTATATTTACCTATTTCAAAATCTATTGCTATGTGTTCTAAAGCAGCTACATAGTCAGGAAGTCCGTAAAAGTTAAATGTACTTTCGTAATCCTTATAGTGTATTATAAACCTACTTTGTGATATAGTAGGATAAACAGGTATTCTTTGTGTTTTTTCTTTGTTACGCTTATAATTAGACCAATCAGGATTAAAATAAACGTGCTTTTTATTTTTAGACAATCTTGCAGTAGAAGCGTCTTTGTGATAGAAGTTTACACCTCCATCGTAAACAACACCTTCTAAGAAAGCATTACCGTAAGTGTAGTAATCATCTGCCAATTTCTTAAAACAGTCCTTTAAACTCTCTCCATTAGCGTTTACGCTTTCAATAAAGTCCTTTAGCTGTTCGTTTGACGTAGAAAAACCTCCACCTGTTGTGAAAGTTGTTTTCTGTGCTAGAACAGACCTGTGAGTTGAGGATTGTCTTTTTAATTCAGCAAGATATTGAGGAAACAAATTATCTTTTCCAAAAGGCATCCAATCTTCTCTTAACCTGTCTAAGTCTTTTACCTCACTAGAAACTTGAGGTGTAGAAAGGTTAACAAAAGCGTACTTAGCACCAAAACTACTCTTTATCTGAGGCTTTGTTTTTTGCTTTTTTTGCTTTTGAGTTTGATTTTTTTGATTCTGCATTTTCTTCTTTTGTTACAAAATTAGTATAACCCAAGTCATAAATTGCTTTGAGTTCTTCTTGTGTAGCATCCGCCCACATAACAACAATACCTTCGTTAAAGATAGTCCTGCCTTCTTTGTTTTTTGATATATACATATATACAAATATAATAAAAAGGGTGCAAAGTGCAAAATGCACGATGCGTACCCAATTTAATTAATTATTAAGATAATGCCATTGTACCTGCTGCAAGGTCAACAGTAACCGTACTTGATACAGTTCTAGGAAGTTCTCCTGAAGAACAAGTAATAGTAACAGTAACACCGTTTTCATCGCCTAAAGCAGCACCTGTGCCACCTTCAAGACCTGTCATTGTAGCGTACATTTGATTATTGAAAGAGCCTGAACCTGTTGTGTGCTGAAAAGTAGCAGACATACCTATACAGAACGCTTGGTCGTTATGGTCAACTACAACAGCAGCAATTTGCTCTTGTAATAATTTTTGTAAGTTTCCAAAGTGTACGTTTGAACAGTTAGGAATGTAGAATGAAAGAGTATGCTCAAACATCATAACACCATTTTCTTTTGAACCGCTAGTTGTTAAAGAACCCGTACCTTGCTTTAAGTCAAACAAAGCTAAGGAAGCACTATCAACTAAAGCCACAGCGTGAGTATCTGCTGTACCTGCGGCAGTAAACGTAGGTGTTAGGTTTGATGTTGCACAAAGACCTATATGTTTTAACCCACCTCTTTTCTCAAAGTCAGTAGCAGCTAAAACTAAATTTTCTATTGCCATTTTATTATTATTTAAAAGTTAAAAATTAAGGGGGAGTATTTCATCCCCCATTAATTATATTAATTATGCTAAAGCATCTGCTGTGTAACAAACAGCTAGTTTAGCATCAGCTAAAGCAACTCCACACATATAAGATACTCGGAATCTGTAAGACTTGTTGTCTTGAGAATACCATTGTTCCATTGCACTTTCGCTAAAGTCAGTACCTACGATGATTGCATCACGAGTAGTTAAGATAGCTCTGTGAGTTTCCTCAGTAGCAGAAGCACCATTGATAATAGCAAAGTCAGCAGCAACAGCTACATCCCAATCTCTACGAGCCAATACAGGAATACCTCTGTAAGTCAAGTTTGGAATACCGTTTACAAGTACAGAGTGTCCTGCCGCAGCATAACCCGTACCTTCTAAATACTCAGAGTATTTGTCGTAAATATCGCCTGATACAAAGAAAACGTGATTTCCTGCACTTAATAACTCAGGAGTAGCAGCATCATACATAGCTTGTAAGATGTTTACACCATCAGCAGCAGCGTTAAGAGCTTCTCCGTTAGCAACACCTGTAATATCAGAGTTGTCTAATTTTTGAGCAGCAGCTAAAGTATCTTTACATACTTCGAATATACCATCGTAAGAATTGTAGTCTAGGTAATCTCCACCTGAACTAAGTGAAGCATCGCCTAAGAATAACTGTCTGTTAAAGTCAGCCTTGATTCCTTGTGCGATTAAGTCGATAAGTACATTTTTAACAGCAGTACCGTCAATATTATCGAACTCAAAGTTTCCTTTCATTAATTGAGCTTTTACTTTCCCGAATAGAGAGTTAGAGTAAAATTCAATTTCAGCTTCAACTCTTGCAGGAGTAATAGTAACACCTGAGAAAGTACCCGTAGTTTCGCCTGCGAAAGCACCTGCTGTAAAAGCCTTAGTAATTTTAGATAATGACCCTAAGTGGTCAACTTTTGTTACTCCCTTAATATCAGGAAGAACATTCATATACTCCATATAGTCTTGTCCTAAGAACAAAGGAGAAATAATGCTTTGGTTAGCATCCATCTGCGTAAACGCAGGTAAGTTGTTTGTATTTGGAAATGCCATAATACTTAAATTTAGTTAGTTTATATTATTATTTTAAAATTGATTTAGCAAAGCTATCCCACTCGTTAACTACTACTTCTTCAGTAACAATAACAGGGTCGCTATCTGCTTCAACAACAGTTTCAGTAGCTTCACTTTTTGCTAATTTAGCTTCTAATTCAGAAACCTTGTTCATCAAGTCAGCTATTGAGCCTTCTTTTTCAGAAACAAGACCTTCTAATTCTTCTTTTTCCTCTCTTAAAGATGTTGCATTTTCTTCAAGTTCAGAAAACTTGTTTACTACTTCTTCATTGTCAGTAAAAAGAACAGAAACTTCTTGAGCAGGAGATGAAACTTTCTCTCCGTTAACAGCGTTTAAGATTTCTTCTTTAACACCATTAAACCAAGTTTTTAATTCTTCAGTCATTTTAAATGATTTTTTGTTATTAATTAATCCTAGTTTGTCGTTAACCTCTTTTTCATTTACGTTAGTAAACTTAGAAAGGTCAAACGATGCAGCCACCTTCATTGGTTCTGTTATATCATTAACAAAGCCAAATTCAACAGCCTCTTGACTAGACAACCAAGTTTCTTTATCCATCATTTCAGAAAGAGCTTCAACCGAAAGGTTTGTTTTCTTTAAGTAAATCTCGATAATTTCACTTTTAATCTTGTCAAGTAAATCAGCAGTTTTACGCATATCAGTTGCTTCTCCTGCCGATTGTCCGAATGGGTTGTGTATCATAAAAAATCCGTTCTCAGACATTTCAATATTATCTCCTGCCATTGCAATAACGGTAGAAATTGATGCTGCCAAGCCTTCAATCTTAATGTTTACATAACCTCTGTGAGAACGTAAAGTATTGTAAATAGCAAGACCATCAAATACACTACCACCAACAGAGTTGATTCTTAGCGTAATATCTCTATCACTTACATTCTTTACTTCCTCTATAAAGTTCTTAGCAGAAGTTCCGTAGTCGCCAATCTCATCGTATATAGAGATTTCGACAGGGTTACCGTCTGCTTTGTTTTCTATTGAGTACCATTTGTTCATAGTTGCAAATATATATATAGTTATTATAGACTTTGCGAAAAAAGTTGTAAAACCTTTATCTTATGTTGTTGTCGCCCTTAAACTTATCTTTTCCTCGATAAACTATTGTTTGAGCTGTCCTGTCGGAAATATCATACTTAATAGATAAATCCATAAAGGTATAAGTCTTATGTCCTGCGTTCTTCTTAATAATCTTCTTGTAATCCGATATAACCATATAATCTCTTAGTTGCTTAGGGTCAACAAGTCCGCTTTCTATCAAATGATACAAAACATTCTTTATTCCCGCATCTTCAGAGAACTTAGCTCTAACCTCATTGTATATGTTATCAATGAACTCTAAAACTATTTCTTCTTTGTTTTGTCTAATAGCCATATCGCAATATACTAAAAAGTAGCCTGACTTTCAATAGCACTCACTCTACCCTGAGTTTGTGTTACATCACTCTCCACCATTATCACTTGCGTAGTACCGCCTCCACCACTAATCATATCCTGTACGTTAGCTAGTTCTCCGCCCATTGCGAACTTCTCTCCTGTTGACAAGAAACCTCCGTTAGCGAATTTAACACCGCCTCCCGCTTGATTCATAGCAGACAACATTGGTTTAAACATTGCAGTAGAACGCTTGTTTATAATAGCTTCTCCGCCTTCTGCCTCGTGTATTCTACCGCCTACCGCAAACTTAACACCTCCGTTAGCGTGAGAAGAACCCTTAAACATTCCTCCGTTTGTAAGACCTCCTTGTTCAAACTTGCCTCCTTCTCCACCGCCAAACAATTTTGCTATCATAGGAGTTACAAGTGTTTTCATACCAAGAGCAAGACCAATTTTAGCAAAAAACGGTATAGTTCCGTCTGCAAACATAGAAGACATAGCGTTTAAAAGTATCTCATTAATCTTTACGGTAATAACATTAGCAAAAGCCTGTTCTACGCTTTCAGCAGACATAATAGCATTTTCTATAAGTTTGTTTGTATTTTCTTGGTCTGCTTTTGCGGTATCGTCAGCAGCCTTCTTTTTCATAAACTCAAGAGATAAGACCTTGTTTGCTATTTCTTCTTCTCCAATGATTGATTGATTTTGTAGTGCTAACATATCGTTGAAATGTGCAATCTTCATTTCAATTATCTTTGCGTTTAGTTCAGCTTCAGACTGTATTTTTCCGTCTACATATTGTTGTCGCATCTCAGCTTCTTTACCTGCAATATCTTCATCTGCACTTGACATCACATCTCCAACAATTCCGCTAAAATCATTATCCCCAATTTGAAGTCTTGATTGTTTTTCTTTCTCTACACCTAACTCTTTTAATCTTTTTATTTCCGATTTTATTAGTTGAATTTTTTTATTTTTAAAGGTCAACTCTGCCTCGTTATTCTGTGGTAATTCTTTAGCCTGAGCTAATAAAAGCTCTTGAACCTTTATTAAGTCTTTTTTAGCTAACAGTTCAGCATCTATTGCCTTTTGTAATTCATCTTTTCTGTTCTTCTCATCAATAGCATTTTGTTTTTCTTTTTGTACTTGTTCGTCTGTTCGGACAAATAATTGTTTTAATGCAATTTCCATTGACCTAACCATCTTGATTTGCATATCAAGTTCATCTTGAGAGATTCCTAAACCCTCTGCACTAGCGGTAAACGTACCGTCTTGGCTCATTCCAATAGATGTTTTTAAAAACTGAACATTCTTAGCCAACAAGTCTTCTTGTTTCATAAGATAGTCGCTAAGTTCTTTTTTCATCATAACAGTTTGACCGCCTCCTTTTTTAAGGGCATCATTGTAATCTTTTTTGTGTTTAGCAAATTGTTCAGAAGCCTTTTTAAGCCTATCACCAAACTCAATACTAGCTGCCTGTTCTGCTGTTTGAAAACTGTTGGTAAGAGCTGAAATGGAAGAAGTTAGACCATCTACCATTTTTTGCATAAAACCTCCGCCTTCCAATAAAGTTATGGTAAGACCTTCCCAAGCTGATTTAGCTTTTAATATAGAACCCGACAAGGTGTCTTCCATTATTTCTGCCATTTCCTCTGAAACTCCCGAAGACTTACTAAGAAGTGCATTGAAATCAGTTAAAGTATCAGCACCGTCAATAAAAGAGTTCATTGCCTGAACCTGCCTTCTATCTACTATCTCCATAACTCCTGCAACATCTATACCGCTATTTCTAAGCTCTTTTAAAGCAACAATAAAATCTTCTCCTGAGTGTACTGTTCTTCCTAGTTTTTTAGATAGGTCTGAAGACCCGTCTTGTAAATGTAAAAGAATGTTTCTAAGAGAAGTACCCGCAATAGATGCTTCGATACCCCTGTCTGTAAGCAACCCTAAAAGACCCGTTGTTTCTTCAAAGCTAAACCCTGCCATAGAAGCAATAGCGGAAACTTTAGACATTGAAGTTTGAAACTTCTCTATATCAAGTGCGGAGTTTGAAAAGGCAGAAGCCATAACATCTGCAAATCTAGCAGTTTCTATTGTGTCAGCACCAAAACCCCTTATTGTAGAAGCCACAACCGTTGCTGTTCTACCTAAGTCTTCTCCTAAGGCAGTAGAAAGAAGCAATATACTTTCTTGAGATTGCATTATCTCATCAGAACTAAACCCAAGTTTAGATAAGTTTAATTGAAGTTGTGCTACTTGTGATGCGGTAAAGAATGTACTTTTACCTAGCTCTCTTGCAGATGTTTGTAGATTTACAAACTCAGTATCAGTAGCACCTGAAATAGCCTTTACCTTAGCCATTGCAAATTCAAAATCTCTAAATGTTTTAATACCGTCTTTTATAGCTTGACCCAACAATCTAGTTACCTTAGTAAAAGCCTGACTAGCAATTTGTGCAGCTCCAAAAGCACCTGCCATCTTACCGATAAAACCAATACCTTTTTTGCTAGTGGTATTCATTCCCTTTAAAGACTTCTCGGCTTGATTTAACTCTTTACGAGTAGACTTTATGGAGCTAGAAAGTTCTTGATACTTCTTAGCTTGTCCGCTAGTCATACCATCTTTTGTTTCTTTCTTTACTTCTTTTAAAGACTTTTGGTAGCCATCCAACTCTTTTCTTAATCTAATTAAGTCGCTAGTGCCTTCAATCTGTATTCTATGTATAGTGGTGTTCTTTGCCATTATATTTCTTTTGGTAGTTTAGTAAATAGTATTTCTATATCCTTTCCGACAGCAGACTGAATATCTTTTGTAATTTGTTGTTTGTTTGTATTTATAACTTGCTCAATAAATCCTGTTCTTCTTCCGTTGTTTGTTATTGAAGGACTATAACTTTCTTTTGTCGGAGTTCCTTCTTTGCTTATTCTTAACGCTACCGCATAAGCTATTCTCTTAACCTCTTTTTCATCACTAGCAAATCCTTTTTTTCTAACCCAATCTTCGATAGCATCTGTGTTTGGAAAGTGTGGCTTTGCACCGTCATTAAGAACAGCAGCGTAAGCCTTATCGGTAGTTATTTTTAATTCTGTATCAGATGTGGTAAATCGTAGTCCGTCTATAATACTTCCTGACTTAGAAGCCCTGTGTCCTTGTTGCTCTAGTTCAGTTTTAAATTCTTTAACTAACAGCTTTCCTATCTTATTAAACACCCTCTTTAAGTTCTTCATTATATAGATTTAGCTTGTTTTACTCTTTTTAATATAGAAGCCTCAATGTTCTCTAAGTTTTTAACGATAGCACCATTAAAAGCAGAAAAGTGATACATACTTGAGTGCATAGTCTGTGAATCAGCATCTTGGTCAGACACCTTTCCCATTTGGTCAAATGTAAAGTCTGTTGTTGATACTGTTTCGGAAGCCACCTGAAGACCATTCTCTCTTATGATAAGTGTTGTTCCGTTTCTTATAACGCTAATTAAAACCTTATTTTTATCTTCTTTTACGGGTTGATGTGGAGACCAATATAGAGGTGTGTTGGCAACCTGAACTTTAGTTGAAGAAGTAAAACTTAGTGTATATGATTCATTTGCTAATTCTCCAATAGATAAAAACATATTGTCATTATCACTCTTTCCCAATAGTCTTTGACGTTTCATACTTCCTACATATTTTAATGGCTCAACATAAAAAAACAAAGTAAAATCTCCTGTTAGAGTTATGGCAGAATCGAAAGACATAAAATCTGAGTTAGCACCGTCAAAAAATATAGGTGCTGAACCATTAATACCCTTGCCATAAAATCCCAAAGCAGGTTGATTTCCTGATGTTGATTGAGATAGCGATGAACTTCCAAAAGAGCTTACCCATTTAGAAACAGAACCGTTTTCGTCAAACACCTTGTGGCTAAACTCAAATACACAGATAGGAGATATTTTGGTTGTTGTCTTTGTAATAACAGTTCCCTTTTGTGGTGTTGTCGTAGTTGTTTCCACTTCTTCCGTTAGAATCCCTTGTATTGGCGAAGCGTTTTTAAGGGAAGACTGAGCAATCAATCTTTTTTGACCTGTAATTTTTAAGTCGTTATAAGAAGAATACTCAGCACCCGTTGTGTAACTAGAGGTTAATTCTTTGTAGACAACAGGTGTTAAAACTCCATCAATAGTGCAATACACTTTTTGTAAAGATTCTTGCTTGTCAGTTATTTTGTAAAATTTACTCATTATAAGTTTAATACTTCTCCTAGATTCATTATTTCTCCCGTATTGCTTTCTAATCCTAAATCAAAATACTCTACCAATTCTACTTTTGTACTTTGCTTTAAATGTGGCTTAAAATCAACTATTTTGTTAACCCTGTAATAAATTCCATCTAAAAACACAAGCCTTTGAAAATCAAACAGAGCAATATCGTTTTGATTTAGATTGATGTATATGCTTTTTATTCTAGGCTTTTGTTTTAGTTGGTTTACCATTTTAGAATAAAAGCTCTTAAACAAACCTGTTAGCGTAGATGTATTTCCTGAATTTTGTGCATCTAAATATTCAACATCGTTGAACGATAGATTTGGGTCTAAAAGTAGTGCTGTTCCATTATAAGTTCCTGCGTTTAACTTCACAAACTCTCCAAATTGGTCTGAACCCGTAGAAAGGTTTTGAGCATTGTCTAAGTGAAAGAAGTTTGCTCTACAAAAATCAAACTCAAAAGTATTAGATGTTGTAATATCTCCTAGAGTATGAGTAGAATATCCTGTGATTTGACCTGACTGTGAACTCATATATCTTTCGTTTCCACTATCAACAGGAACAGTTATAAGAACTCTAGCACCTATTCCAAAATCTTTCTCTGCTCTTATTGCATTTCTGTTAGCCTCTATATTAGAATACTTAGAATGATAGATAGGTATAAATGGTCTTCTGCTTGATGAATGACCCGCATCTTGGTCAACGTAGTCTATCTCATACCAATTAAATGATGGAGAAAAATATTTATTCTCAACAGTATAGTTTCCGTCAGCAAATATTCCTTGTGTGTCTAGCTCTCTGTAAGCACCCCAATCAGTTTCATTTTTCTTGTTAAACCTTTCTAAAAAAGCATCTGAAGAAGCATCCTTATATTTAACTACTATCTCTGATTTTATATCGTGTATAAATTCATCTTGAATAGTTTTTGAAAAATCAATTTTGCTAGTCCAATCAACAGAATCGCTAAATTTTTTGTAAAAATAGTCGTAAGGTTCTACTTTAACTATTTTAGATGCCGAATCAGTTTTAAACTGAAGGTTGAACATCTGCGAAACACCCGAAATAAAATCAGATTGTTTTCCTTTTGGAATAAAGTATTGTATATCCCCTAAGTCCTCTCCAATCTCAATAGTGTCAGAACCTTTAATTTCCATTGTTCCGCTTTTCCACGAAAATCGCACTTTACCTGAATTGTAACTACCATAATCTATCATTTCAATAGCAGCAGTAAACATATATTTTACCCCCACTTCATTTCCCGTAACTATAACAGCACCATCTTGAGAGGTACTAAAGTTATAAGTGGAATCGTGAAGACCCTGACTTTGTATTAGGTCAGATTCCTCTCTCCAAAGCCTTTGTATTGGGTTGTTTGCAGGGTTAGTTCCTTGATTTGCAAGGTTTACTGTGTTGTAAAACGAATAAGTACCGTTAGTTAAATCTGAATCTGTTGAAATATTACCATCAAAATCATCGTTTACCTGCCAAAGCTCTCCTACTATTTTGTATTTTACCGTACTATTACCCCCTGATTCTTTATAGTGTCTAAAGTTTATGTTAAAGTCAATAGCGTGTGTACCCGCCTCGTTCTTTACAAGCATAGTAGAACCGTCAATACTTGCGTGAGTATTTGAGCCTTTTTGAACATTTCCCGTTGAATTTTGCAATGCCAAAGTATCCGCCTGAACATCCGCATCATCTATCACTAGCTGTCCGTTAAAAGGAAATCTAGCTTGTATTATATTGCCATTGGCAAGTTGTGTCAACCTACCTATTCTTCCGCTAACGGTAAGGCTTGTTGATGCAACGTGAGGTGCGGGGTTAGTTATATCGTTACCATGGTTAAGAACACCTAATTCTGAACTTTCTGACGTTCTCTGTATTTTTCCGTACTTAAAGTTACTTATCTCTCCCTGCCTTTGAAATTCAAAAGGAACTATAAGTGATTTAAAGTAGTCGCTATTACAGAACTGACTATCTACCGTATATCCTTCGGCAGCAAATATCTTATCCCATATTGTTTTAAGATAAAAAGAAGGAACAAAATCAGAATCTACAACTTGATTTCTTGGGCTATCCCCTTCTCCAACAGACATTAATGGATAGTGTAAAGTGTCTTCTGTTGATTGAAAAGTTGAAAAATCTCTTGCGTTACCCGACAATCCTTGTACGTCATCATATATGTAACCTCCCGTCTTTGTAAATGTTAACTCTTTAAGGTCTTTGTTTTTAATCTTAGAAGCCCAATCCATATTATCTCCTAAGAAGTTGCAATCATACTCTAATACATCTGTATTCTTTAATATTTTTGTTACTTTAAGAGTACCCGATACTATCGGAACATTGTCTGAATATATTGTAGATGGTATATCTGCTCTAGTGTTTTTTACATCAATGTTACCATCTTTGTAAATATGTGCTAACAATACGTTATTGTGTTTAGTAGCGGGTATTTTAAAAGTCTTACTAAAGCTACCGTTTCTTGAACTAAAATCTCTAATATCAAAATTCTGATAGGTCAAAGACAAAGGAAAGTTATCACTAGAAGTAATATCAAGACTACCTAGTATCTTATTGTCAAAATCTCTTAACTCAACTTTTATTTCAGCCATTATTGTATAGTTCTTTTTTCTTTACTTTCAACGTAGTTTATTGTCATAGTAGATTGATTCTCGCTATCAAATGTTGACGTAGAAGCATCTTTTATATTTACAGGAACATAGTAGTTCTTGTTTAATGTGCTGTACCATCCGCTAGTCATTGGTAAATCACTTTCGTATTCTCTTACTACAAGGTAGTCTATAAAACTTGTCCCTGCTTTGTCGTCAAAATGAAATATAAATTGTGGTGCAAAATACTCTATATCCGTATATGCTTTTGCAGGAAAGTTTGGGCTATTTGATAGACTACCTGCTGTATCTCCCGCAGATATATGACCCGATATATACCCCCTCCATACTTCCCACTCATCATTACTTGTTTGGTCGTAATTTTTTAGGGTTATATAATGAGCTGAATCGTGAGTATTAGCTCCTGCTGTACTTATTTTAGTAGTTTTGTTTTCTGCATACCCTAATAATCCGCAATAAGTAGTTCCTAAGCCACTTCCTGTACGCTTTACCCTTACTTCTACCTCATAAATCTTTTCAGGGTCGTAATAAAATAGCTTCTTACTATCTACCCAAAGCTCATCATTTCCTCCGTTATCGCCTTTAATGTAAGCATTAGTTCCCGTTGTATGACCGTCAGCAGAAGAAACGCTACCGCTTGTTGTAAAATCTCCTACTCTTACATTCCAACTACCCGATGTTGGTATTGCATCAAAGTTATCTCTAAATATCTCTCTACCTTTCCAACCTCTTTCTACCCATACGTTAGGAGAAGATAATAAATCCTCCATCATAGGTTGTTGTTGTTTTGGGTATGGGTTTGATACCGCCTGACCCTCTCTAAAGGCTTTTACAGTCGATTTGCTGACACTTCTGTACTCGTCTGAGGTAAGACCTCCAATCCTGTTATTTAAGCCTCCATACTTTAAACTTGTGTTAGGAGTTTCTGAATTTGCAAACAACTTAGCACTATCTACTGAATTACCTATCTGTCCTGTAAATTGTGGGTATATAGATTGCTCGTACATCTTAGAGGAAACTTTTATTCCTTCCGTTGCCATACCATCAAAAGTATAACTGTCTATACCTCCTAGTCTGTTTTGCCAATGAAACCTTACCGACTTTCCAAAATACTTGTCGTTTTCTGAATCGTGGTTTATGTGATAAGTTAATGTTTGCCCTACCTGTTTGCTGTCGTTAGAGCCTAAAGTTTTTACTGTATAGGAAGCTATGTTACTCCAATCTCCTATTGGTGGAGTGCCATCTTCAGTTCTATCAGTCCAACCAAAAAATGCTTCTTTTATATTTCTTGTTCCTACTCCTAACTGAAAAACACCAAGCTCAGGTTTGTGTGAGGCAAAGTCGTTATCAATAGGATTTCCTCCCCAATGGTAAATACCACCTGAAGAACTATAACTTCCGTTTCCTTGAGCAGAAAAGTTTAATTTAAGTGCTAGTGTATTCCCTCGACCATCAGTTAATCCAAGTCCGCTTTTAAATGTAAAATTTATTAGTGCGTAAGGATAGTTTGTTTCCCCTCCCTTTGCAACAATAGAAATGTATTCACATTCGTCAGTACCTATTATCCTATGATTTGGTTTTAGTGTAAGGTATTTTTGCCTTCCCGTTGTATTATCTGCACTATGCGTAAAAGCTTTTAGCAATCCCTCGTTTGAATCAAAGTCATCTCCGTCTTGATATAATCTATTTGCTATGTAAAGGCTATGCTGTTCTTCGTGAGAAAAAGCTACGTTAGCAACCTTAAAGTTATAAACTTTCTCAATGTTAGAATCAGGTGTTAAAACTCCTGAAACTAATTCTTCAGGGCGAATAGTAACACTAAACTCCTTAAACATATTGTATGATGGCATAGACTGTGTAATATCTCTGTTGACACCCTTAGAGGTGTCCTGAGTACAGCTTCTTAGGTCGTAAGAAAGGTAATCTCTACATATACTACTTAAGTCAAGAGCAAAGTCGTTTATGGTAGACTTATTACCGCCTTCGGTTGAAAGTATATTAGGAACATTTATTGATGGCTGAACTCGTATCGTAACTTTATTATCATAGTCGTATTCATTAGTACGAGAATCTCTAGGGGTAATTATAAACAAACAAGACGGAAAATTATCTATTGCAGTAGAATCTGACAACCTAAGCGTAAACTTTATAGGTTCGTGTGCTGAGATTAATCCTTTTATATGTGATATTGGTTGTTGTATTAGTTGCGTACTTGCCATTATATGTTGTATTTATGTTGTAAGTATTTTGATAAATGCAATGCTTCGTCTGTACTAAGAGCTTTGTCAAATATAAGTATCTCCTGTATCTGTGCGTTTAAAAAGTTTGCAGGAGAAACAAACCTAGTAGCACCCAACATTATTGGATATACGTTGGTATATGGCTGTGGGTCAAAACTTGCGTTGTCCTCTGTATCTACCTTAGCACCATTATAGTAAGACATCATTTCTCCGTTTGCTTTTAAGGTAAATCCATACACTCCCGTTGTGTTTAAAACATCAGTTGTGTATATATAACTAGAAACATCATCTTGACTATCATTAAGGTAATTGTTCCAATTTGATTCTCCGTTGTTTACCCTTGCGTTAATATCTATTTGAGGAAAAGCAGCATTAGAAGCGTTTAAAGATATAAGAGAGCCTGCTGTTGCAGTGTTGGTCTTAGCTATATAGAACATAGATATTGCTCTATCTAAAGAATCTGACGTTCCGTCAATAGAATTATTTACACATTGCATAAAGTCATCCGTTCCATCAAAATTAAGGTAAGGATAGCCATTGGTAGTGTCTTCGTATTCATAGGAAGCCTGTTTTGTTGATGTAGCCTGTATAAAGTCGTTAGAATTACCACTTTGGTCTTTCCATCTTGTTACAACCTCGTTACCTCCAAACATTTGCGTTTTAACACCTAAATCTGACCTCAACCAAATACTTGGAGATAAAGCAGTTATAGAACTCTCGTCATAGTGAGAGAAGTGATGTGAGAAAGCATTAAGAGTAAAAGTAAGCCTAACTTGTATCAACTTGTCGTTATATAGTTCTTTTTCTCGTTCAACTGATATACTGTTAGGACTTAAAATTACCTCTTTATTTGTGTAGCTATCTAATACTCTTTGTAACCAAGTAAGGGCTTCTTGTTCTAATAGTGAAAGCACTACGTCAAGTGAGCCTGTTTGGTTTTGATGATAAGGCTTAACGACTAAACACTCAAAAGTGTAATCTTCCTTACTATCTCCTTCCGTTGCAGGAAGTTCTGATGTTGGTGGTAAAACAAGAAGTAACGGATAATCGTTATTGTGATTTTCATTAATTTCATTTTCATAACCAAAAATAAAACCTCCGTTTATCCATTGTTGTTCAAACCTATCTCTTAATTCTCTTAGCCTTTTAAATGCCATTGTTTGCTAGTTTTCTTTGTTCTTCGTTTACAGCTATTTCATAATCTGTTTTAGCTGTCTTCCAAGACATAAAAGTTAAAACCTTATACAGACTTTCATCTTTTACGCTTTGTATTGCATCTTTACCATTTGTAGTAAAAACACCATCCATTGCTAAGTCATAAAGAGTATTAAGCCAACCAAATGGTTTCATAATCTTACTTGCCTTTGCAACAGCTACGCTATCTGTTCCTCCCCTAAAAAGGTTTGGATAAGACTTAGAGATGATATTGCACGTTTGTTCAAAAAAAAACTGAACTCCCAAACAATATCCATTTTTATTTGTTTGAAAAGTTTTGTTTTTTCGTCAATATTATCTAAATCTAATTCTTCGTCAACTTGTTTACACAAAATAGCCATTTGTTCGGGTAAAATATCAAATCTACCGTTCTTTAGGTACTCTGTGTTCATCTCAAGCTGACTTGATTCAATATACTCTCCAAAAGTTCCTGTTCTTAGAAAATCCATTGGAAAATAGTATGTATCGTGATTTAACACAAAATGTGTAATTCCTTTTGGCTCATACTTTTCCATAATGTTGTCTAAGCATTTAATTACAGATTCTACATCCTCCATTGGAATTTTATCCATTGTGTCATTATCAATATTTGTCATATAGATAAATAACTCACGATACATCCTTGTTTCTTGAACAAAAAAGAATTTTGATAGGTCTTTCCCCTCATCTTCTTCGTTTTGTTCTTCGGTACGCTGATACTTTTTGATTATCTCATATATTCCGCAGTAGTATTCTAAAGTCATTTCTGACCACTTGTTTGGAATCTCGTAATCTTTTTTATTTATAGTTATATTTAACATATTATTTTACTTCTAATTTATCCTGAATAGAATCGGAGATAAGTCCAATCGTTTCCATTGTTGACATTAAAACACTTTCATAGACCTTATCTATTACTATAATGTTTCTTTTGTTCTTTACACCCGCTAAAAACCCCATAAATGAGTACATAGTCAAGTTTGGCAACATATAAATCCATTCTTCCATACCTGCCTCATCGTGAACAGCGTATTTCTTGAAATCAACATAATATGATATTATATCTTCTAAAACGTCTTCAAAATCGTGATATTTACCTTCATCACAGTATTCTGTTATAGTATATAGCTGTTTTTTCAAGAAAGTAAGGTATTCTGTTAAGATTACCGTGTGTTCTTCGCTTACACCTTCTATTTTAGTCATAGTTGCAAATTTGTTAAAAATTATTGCTTAAATTACGCAATTTTTGTCATTTTTCAATTTTATACCCTGTTTAGCCAAAGAATACCACTTTCTGTGCAGAAAAGTGATGACTTAGTGCCATTACAAGGCAATCTACCATATCATCGTGCTTTGCCGCAGGGAATTGCTGACATTGCATTAAAAATTCTTCGTTCCAATGTCCTTTTAGCAAAGACACTCTGCCTGTTTCACAGGTAGCACTTATGTCTTGTACTCTAGCCACCTTGTCTTTTGTTGGAGGTTTGTCTTCTTTTACGTTCAATCCTGTTTCTCTTACAAGAGTTTGAACTATTGATTTACCACTTGCCTTTGGTTCTACATATATTTTAGATTGGCTAGTGTAACCGTTCTTGTGTACAAACTTACCTATATGCTTAACAAGGTCAGGAAATTCAAGTCTTACGTTCTGAACTTCGGTAATTTGCCATTTATTGTCTAAGAATATGTATGCTAACAGGGCAGAGGGGTCATTTTTCTGACTTGCGGTGTACGCAGGGTCAATAACGAAGTTTACTACTCCATCTAGCTTGTCTGTATCAATCTTAAACCAATTTTTCTGTATCATACCACTATCGGCAGGTGTAGGTCGCTGTTGTAGCTGTCCTGCATATCCATAAGAGCCTAAAGCTGATTTATAGTCGTCTAGTATGTGTTTAGAGAACCTTTCCTTCCAAAACAGACCATCTTCGTAGTGTTCGGCAAGATATTTAGGTTTTAGGTCGTCAGATAGTTCTGCGGGTATGCAAATGTGTTGGTGTTTGTCAGGAGAGTTGTAAAGTAGGTAACCGCTAAGGTCGTCTTCGTGTACTCTTTGCATAATAATTATCCTAACTCCCTTTGTAGGTTCGTTAAGTCGTGAGTATAGTGTTGACTTATACCATTCGTTTGCGTTATCTCTTTCTGTTTCGGATGCAGCGTTCTTTGGAGATGTAGGGTCATCGACTAATATTATATCTCCCCCTTGTCCTGTAACAGAACCTCCGACAGATGTTGCTCTCCTAACTCCTAGAAATGTATTCTCGTATCGTGCTTTAAGGTTTTGGTCTTTCTTAATTTGAAATTTCTCTCCCCAATGGCTTTGATACCATTCGCTTTGTATTATATCTCTTGACTTAGTTGCGTGTTCAATACTAATCTCCGCAGAGTAGGAAGCTGTTATAAACCTCATCTTAGGATGAACAGCCCAACACCAAGCGGGAAACAGAACTGTAACCAATAAAGACTTTGTGCTACGGAAAGGAATGTTAATAATTATATCCTTATCTTTTTCTTTACCTGCTATTATCCTTTCGGCTTCGCCTTGTAGAATATCGCAAAGGTATTTATGGTGGAAATTAGTTGACAGAGGTACTGATGGCTCTGCTATTGGAAATGACTTAATAAAGAACTCATAAAACGATTTCTCGCAAATGGCTTTCTCCATTGCCTTGAGCATTTGTTTTTTAGTAGCCTTATCCATTCGTTATTATAAATATTGGCGTACCTTCGCCCACATAGCTTCCAACAACATTAAACTCAACGTATTCTAATGCGTCAATATATTCAATGTTAAAGTCCTCCATTACCACCTCTACACATTTTTCGTAGCTATAAGCAACAAGCCCTCCTGATGTTAGCCCTATGATTGCTTCATCAAAGCCATCTGCCTTCATCGCTATCTCCGATGCGTTTTCTAATATTTCTTTACTATCCATTTAAGTCTTCAAAATCTACATCCTCAATATCGTCTTCTCTTTCTAGGGCTTCCATTTTAGCCTTTAGGTCTTCGATACTGACATTGTTGTCTAAGTTAATCTCTATCTTCTTTGTACTCTCTGTGGTAATCTCCGTTGACTGTAACTTCGGCATAGCGTAGTTAAGTAACTTAGCGATTGCATTTATATATGCTTCAGGGTTTTTCTGTGCTAACTTCTCCAAAGCATCACGAACATTGACCTCCTGCCCTGCGAGTGCATTAGCAAGTATCTCCCTTGTTATCTTAGTATTCTTATGTATGTTTCCTTTCTTGTTGGAAGTAACGTTATGATGCCCGAAAGTCCGCTTAGGAACTGTCTTGCCATCCATCTCGTCTTTTAATTTATCTTCATCCATACCACAAATATAATAAAAAAGAACATAACTTTATCTTTATCTTTATTTATAGCTTTATCTATAAGGGTACGCTATACCCTTCCCAAACCCTTCAACCTATAAAATAGACCTTTGAAATTTTTTTTGTGTAATATGGGGGTCAATTTTTACACTAACTTTGCGTAAATACTTTTTACCTTTTTGTGTAACTTACGAATGTTTTTGCAACGATGAATAAACGTACTCCAAATACTACCCCAAAGTAGTAAAATCCAACACTAAATATAATACCCTAAATAACGTATAAAATTGACTTTGAAATTAGTATGCTGATGTGGGTGGGCTTACATAACACAATCCTTTTATTTGACGGTATTTAATTTCTAACTTTTCAACACAAAAATAATATATTTTAAAAATGTTAGTAAGTTCTTGCCTTGGATGTTGTAAGAATAAAGAAATTTTGTAACATATTACCAACACCAATACAACCCACCACAATAGACCACATTTTAAGCTAATCTTAGCCACTAATTTAGCAAAGTGATACCAACATATTAGACACAAAAAAACCTCTTAAAAGAGGCTTAATTGATTGTTTGATTTTAGTTTATTTTATAGCTTTGTTTCTCTCATTATCTCAATAAAAATATAAGCCAAAGAAAAAATTATCATTGCAAATGTTCCAAAAATTATTTTAATTACTTTCATATCGTTATAATGTTATAAAAAATTGATTATCAAAAGAATATCTTTCGCCTTGAAAGCCTCTGTTATATTGTAGCGTTCCAACGTTGTTAATCTTATAACTTATACATTCTTGCGTACAATATTCGTTAAGGTAGTCTATTACCTCGATAAATTGTTTATCGTTTATCTTGAGTCTTCCTTGAATCACTAGAGTCCTTTCCGTCTCTCCGTTATACTCTCCTACTTTAATGTCATACTTTGAAAATGTAAAGACTTTTTTTCTTAAGTATTGAAGTATCAAGGGCGTGTTTCTTTTGTTGTTCTCTAGTCCTATATTTATACTTGCTTTGTTCATCTTGTTTTTATTTAGTTGTTAAAGTGTTCGTTTATTTTGTCTCCTAAAGCGTTGTATTTGTCAATAAGCATTTCAGAGGCTAGCAATGAGGCTAGTAGTTCACTATTGATTTGATGTGTTTTAAAATCATATCTATTGGCTAACTCCATAGATTCGCATAGGCTCGGGTCGTGTTCCGCTAAAAATTTCATCGCCTTGTAATAATAAATAATTTCAACGTCAAAAAATGCCACATCTTGTAAAATGTCGGTCAAGTCTTCGAATGTTTTTATTTCGTCTCTCTCTGTATCAGAAAGATAGTCGTTAATGTTGTTGTCTAGTTCTTGACTTATAGTCTCGAAAAAATTATAATTTGTCATTTTGTTTTGTGTTTAGTTGTTTTTAATAAATTCTACTACTGCTTTATAAGTATCATCTATACTCCTTGTGGATAAAGCCTTTTCAATAGACATAACAGGTTCGTGCCGTAAGTGGTCTATGTTTTCTATTACAGGAATCAGCCAATCCCAAGAGGTATGATAGTGAAAATTAGAGTTTGTTTCTAGCCAAGCATCAATGTCTACTTGGTCAACTCCCATAAATTCAGATATTATTTTGTTGTTTTCTATTTCTTCTGCTTTCATTTTGTTCTGTGTTTAGTTGTTAAATTGATACTATTATCATTGATAAAAGGACTACAAAAAAGGCTACCACATTAAAAAGCTTTTCGCCTGTTGTTGTTTCTGTGTCCTTGTGTTTAGGGTTGTTATATACTTTCATATTGTTTTATATTGATTTGTTTTGTTTTACAAATATATAAAACTTTTTTAATACAAAGCAAATAAATTTAATCTTTTTTTATTTATTTATTTATTGGCTAAGTATATAGGAACGCACACGCAAATAATAAATTTTTTTAATCTCACAATAAAAGAGGACAAAAGTTATTAACAAAGTTATGAACAACCTGATGCAAGTGCATACACATCTTTAGGCAGATTAATGGCAGTTTCAGGGCAGTTTCAGGCAGTTTCAGGGCAAAAAAAAAGGAGTAGAAATTAATCTACTCCAATTCACAAAACAAAAATTCCAAAATAATTTACAACAAAAAACTAATTTGGCAACACAAAATATCTTATATCATTATATCTTATAAATATCACATCACTAATACTCATCTCTATAAACGCTTGTAGACTTGAATCAAAGACTTCTAAGGAGTTATAGTCCGTTGGGTCGTAGTTATGCTTCAATAGTATTTTATCTTCCGTTAGACCAAGCCTACACAGTATATGTTTTCTCTCTCCTTCGTTCTTCTCGTATTGCAGGAAGAACATATTGTTGCTACATTTTAGTTTGTGCAGTAGCAATTTTGCTTTGCCTCTTGTGATTATGTTGTTCATATTGATAGTTGTTTTTATGTTTATGGTATGGGAGGTAGTTTGTATTATCGATTTATGGGAACAGTAACTGATACACCCCCTACCCCCCTAGTACCCCCTAATAGCCCTAGTAGTTATCCCTTGCGTATTCTTCTACTTCTTCTTGGTATTGAGAATCTAAATGCTCAAAGTAAAAGTCTGTGATGTCTGTTGATACAAGTAGTCCGTTCTTGTCAGGAGAAACTAATAATACTTTTGTTACCTCTGTTTCTGTGTAAGGTGGGTTTTCCCAATCTCCTCTTTCGTGATGGTAGTTAAACTCTATGTTCATCTCCCAATTATCTGAAGATACTGTGTATGTGTCTGTTACGTTAATTGCCATTGTATTGTGTTTTAGTTGTTATTAATTGTTTTGATATGCAAATATAATAAACTTTTTTAATACAATCCTAATTTATTTTGTTTTTTTATTTCGTATATGTTTTTCCCTTGAGTAACATATTGATAATAGGTTGGCTTACGTTATACTTTCTAGCTAATTGGTTCTGACTTATACCGCCTGCTTTGTATTCTTCTCTTATCGCTTCAGCTTCCTCTAATGTAAACTTACGCTTGGCATATCCTCCGCCACGCATATCTTTCCTGTCGTATATATTAATGCTCATCTCTTAGTCTTTCTAGTTCAAATCTTAAATGGTTCATAGCCTTCTCTATGTCCTCGATATGTTTATCCTTGTCAGTCATACCTTGTTCGGTTTTCTTTCCACAACGCAAGAGGTAGGTCGTGGCAGTTCCAACGTTGTACGACAAATCAAATCCACTTATAACCTTCCTTGCTTCATAGCCATTGTTTCCTATGTAATAACTAGGAATTGAAATGTCTTCTCTTTCTTCGTTACCTTCTTCTATCTTTCTACACAGACAAGCACCCCCGCAAGAGCAGTTTCTAGCATAGTCGTAGTAATGTTTACTTTTTGTCATCTTTAAAATTATCTGTGTTTAACAATGCAGTTCCAACCTTAAAGATTTTGTGAACCGCTTTTACCTCATCTCCATTAAATTCCTCTACATACTCCTTGTATGTTTCCGCTATAATCTTAGCAATTCCATCATCTAGTAAAGGATTAACAACTTGGTCTAATATCTTGTCCTGCTGTTTGTTAGTAATGTCAATTACTTTCTTAGCTCTTTTCTTAGCTTTCTTTTCGTTTCGCTTCTTAGCGATAACCTTCATTGATTCACTCATAGTTCGTTGTTAAAATATTTATCAATTATTTCTTTGCAATGGTCAAACCCCTTACAACAGATTCCATAGTACCCTCTGTCAGATACACCAATTATAAAAGCCTTTTGCTCTTTTGATGCGTAGGACTTCTTATCCTTTTTAAGCTCTATAAACAGTCCGCTATACTTATCGTTAGGTTCAAAGATGAGTAGGTCGCTAACACCCTTTAAATAGCCTGTACGCTTGGCTTTCATTCTCTGTGAGTAGTGCCTTTGGAACTGACCTCCCATAGTAGCGGTAAATATAGCTTTAGGGTATTGTAGTCTTAGGTAGTCAACTATTGCTATCTGTACTCTTTCTTCTGTGTTACCACTTTTCTCTGCCATTTATTCTATTTTCAACAAATATAACATATAAAATACAAAAAACAAATGTTAGCAAAAACTACTTATCTTCGCAGTTGCTACAATATATTTTTTCTTCGTAAATTTCATCAACTACTCCATCAACTACTCCATCAACACAATGTGGGTTATCGCAGTTGCTAACATCGGTTAAAGTTAATTGCTTGTAGTTCTTTAGTACAGCTAAGAACTCAATAGTCTCAATTTCTTTTTCTGTAAATATAATAACATTTTTTTTCATAAATCGTTGTTTTTTTAAATTCAATTATTTCTTATCTAGCCACCTATTATTCTCTAGCCAATCTTTTTGTTTCTTATACCTTACCTCTTTCCTGTGTTCAAACCACAGAAAAAATAAAGTATAGGTAGCACCTATTAATATTAATACAATAAACAACTCCCTCATATTAAAATCTATCATTTGTTTCTCCGAATTGACCTATTATCTTTATTGAGTTTATCTCTATGTCTATGTCATCAAGTTTTTTACCACATCTCTTAGCTAACTTTGAAATAACATCCTTATCTGTTTTTAATTCCGCTAAGTCATCTGTTGTAATAAAAATCTCATCAAGCCTTGACAACCACTTCCTGTTTATTGTTTTGTTGTTAGCAATCTTGTAGTAAACCTGTGCTAAATATATTGGTCGTTTCATTTTAATCTCTTTGCTTTACTTATTGTTTCTGCTATAAACTTGTCTTGCTCTCTATGTAATTGAAAGTCAGTTATATAGTTTTGCTGTCTGCGAAGCATTGCCTTTGCTTTATACTCCTTTAA